AATAGAGCCGTAAGTGCTCAAATGGGTAATGTTGGTTCAGCTGCTATTGCTGGGGCTTCTGCGGGTGCCCAGCTTGCCAACATGAAAGAAAATAACGAATTAATTAGAGCTCAAGTTTTCCAAACTGATGCTCAATCTGACAATATCCGAGCAGAAACTGCTAATAAATTGGATGAAAATCCATATATTCGTGAAAAATATAAAAATATTCTTGCTGATACTTTAGTAAAAAAAACAATGGCCGGAATGAATTCCGCTCATGAAGCTGCTACAAGACAAGAAATGATGATAAAAACTCCAGAGGAACTTAAATCCAAAGGTGCCTGGGGTACATTTGTTTCCCCATATATTAAAGATGTATCAAGCGCCGTTGGCGCAATAACTCGCTTAGGAAAGTAAAATGAAAAAAACCATTTTTTTACGTACTGCATATAACTATGATACGAATGCTGCGTCAGATGAGTCAGGGTTGGCTTGTGAGGAGCCTTCTCTGGCTCAGCAGCATTTCAAAGACGAATGTGATATCAATAATATTCTTCGTCAATTCAATATTACAGGCCAATTGCCTACAAGCCCTTTATCGCCCCGCTATGGCGATTTCACAGGCATTGTGGACTACCACTCAGCCCTTAACGCTGTTATCGCCGCAGAAGACGGATTTATGGCCTTGCCGGCTGATATTCGTTCCCGTTTCATGAACGACCCAGAACAACTCATCAATTTCCTTGATGATCCTGAAAATAAAGATGAGGCAATTAAGCTTGGCTTAATTGACAAAAAACTCATTGAAAATGAGGAAAAAATTGCTCAAGAATTGAGCGAAAAGGGTGCCGAATAGGCACCCAGCACAGTTACTCTACTTGATGTAACTGTGCTAGGTGACACCAAACCACAAAAATTTAAATAACCGAGGATAAAAAAATGCGTACATTACACCGTAGGTCTGTATCTAAACGGAAATCTGCGAAAGCTTTCCGTCACCACGCTAAACACACTAAAGCTGCCAATATGCAAAAGGCTCCACAACGTGGTGGCTGGCGTTTATAACTTCAAAAACAAAGGCTACCTCACATGGCTTGTTATCACCCAATCAGCGCATATCAGTGCGCTGACGGGTCTATTGTTTTCCAAGAAAGAAAACGATTTGACACCGTCAAATCTCTAAACTTACCCTGCGGCCAATGTATTGGCTGCAGGCTCGAACGCTCACGTCAGTGGGCAATGCGCTGCATGCATGAAGCGCAATTACACGAACACAACTGCTTTATAACCCTCACTTATGACGATACACATCTCCCAAGCGATCAATCGCTTCATTACAAAGACTTCCAGCTCTTTATTAAACGACTCAGAAAAAAATTCGGAACTTCAAAAATTCGTTATTACATGGCTGGAGAATATGGCGAAAATTTCGGCCGACCTCACTTCCATGCCTGTATCTTCGGACTCGACTTTCATGATAAGAAACTATGGAAAAGGACTCCCTCTGGTTCTTTCATATATAGATCCAACGACCTTGAAACCCTCTGGCCATTTGGTTATTCCTCCATTGGAGACGTTAACTTTGAATCAGCTGCGTACGTGGCTAGATACATTATGAAAAAAATAACTGGCAAAGGGGCTTCAGAACACTATACCGAGCTTGACGAGGAAACTGGAGAAATTACTAAGCGTAAACCCGAATTTAATAAAATGTCCTTAAAACCCGGTATAGGTTACGAATGGTATAAAAAGTACCGTTCCGACGTGTACCCTCACGATTACGTTGTAATTCGTGGACAAAAAGTCAAACCTCCAAAATTCTATGACAAAAAATATAAAAATGACAATCCATATGAGTTTGACGAAATACTTTACAACCGTGAAAAAACTGCTAAACTACATCTTGCAGACAACACAACTGAAAGACTTGCTGTTAAGGAAAAAGTCACAATTGCTAAACTGCAAAAACTAAAACGTAACCTCACTTAAGGAAATCCTCATGATTCACACAATCGTTTCTGTAAAAGACCGTGCAGTAGATGCATTCGGTCGTCCATTCTTCACACCAGCTATTGGTGCTGCTATTCGTTCATTCACTGACGAGGTAAACCGAAATGGCTCTGACAATCCTATGTATCAACATGCTGATGATTACGATCTTTACCATCTCGGCACCTTCGATGATTCAACCGGAGAATTCCAACCTGTCTATCCTCCAACCGTATTACTTAGAGGAAAAGACGCTTTAACTACAGAATAAGTCTTTAAAACAACCGTAGAGAGGGGCTTTATCCCTCTCACGGAACATTCCAAGGAGTTTCAAAAACATGCATCGCAACCAATCGGTAAACGTCCATCAATTTACGATGGTTCCTAAAGCTGACATTCCTCGAAGCTCTTTCGACTGTCAATCAACTCACAAAACAACTTTCGATTCTGGTTATCTCGTCCCTGTATATGTGGACGAAGTACTTCCTGGCGATACATTTAATTTAAAAATGACGGCATTTGCTCGTCTAGCTACACCATTATTCCCGATCATGGATAACATGACTCTGGATTCATTCTTCTTCTTTGTTCCTAATCGCCTAATTTGGTCAAATTGGCAAAAATTTATGGGACAACAACAAAACCCAGGAGATTCAATAAGCTATGTTGTACCTCACACAACTTCACCAGTCGGTGGATACGCTATCGGCAGCCTACAAGACTATATGGGTCTTCCAACTGTTGGTCAGGTTGCTGCTGACAAGTCTGTTAATCATTGCTCTTTTTGGCCTCGTGCCTACAACCTCATCTGGAACGAATGGTTCCGTGATGAAAACTTGCAAGATTCAGAAGTAGTCGATACTGGCGATGGTCCAGATTCTCCTGCTAATTACGTATTATTACGTCGTGGAAAACGCAAAGACTATTTCACTTCTGCATTACCTTGGCCACAAAAAGGCGCATCCGTAACATTACCTCTTGGAACTCAAGCTCCTGTCGTATCAAATGGAACTGCACCCGAATGGAAACAAAACGGATCTACTAATGTAATGGCCTTATATGGTCAAAGCGGAAGCTCTACTACTCAATGGAGTCCTCAACCTAACGTTAACGGAGGCGTACATTTTGGCGACGTTACTGGCTTATATGCCGACCTTTCTCAAGCAACTGCCGCAACAATTAATCAACTTCGTCAATCGTTTGCAATTCAAAAACTTCTTGAAAGAGATGCTCGTGGCGGTACTCGCTACACTGAAATTATTCGTAGTCATTTCGGTGTTATTAGTCCTGACGCTCGCTTACAACGTCCTGAATATATTGGTGGAGGTTCCACCCCGATTAATATCAACCCAATTGCTCAAACGTCTGCTACTGGACAAACTGGCGCTTCTACCCCTCTGGGCAACCTTGCTGCTATGGGTACTGCCCTGGCTCATAATCATGGATTTACTCAATCGTTTACTGAGCATGGCGTAATTATTGGTTTGGTATCTGTACGTGCAGATCTCACGTACCAACAAGGTCTCCACAGAATGTGGAACCGTGAAACTCGCTACGATTTCTACTTCCCTGCATTTGCAACCTTAGGCGAACAAGCCGTCCTCAATAAGGAAATTTATGTTACTGGCGATCCCTCTAATGATAATGGCGTATTTGGTTATCAAGAACGTTGGGCTGAATACCGTTACAACCCTTCTCGCATTTCCTCTTTATTCCGTTCTACTGCTGCTGGCACTATTGATCAATGGCATTTGGCACAAAAATTTACTACATTACCTCAATTGACCGATTCTTTTATCCAAGATCGTCCACCATTAGAGCGTATCGTTGCCGTTGGAGCTGCTGCAAACGGACAACAATTTATTTTTGATAGCTTCTTTAACGTAAGGAAAGCTCGACCAATGCCTATGTATTCAGTACCAGGCTTAATCGATCACTTCTAATTATGGGATTATTTGATGGAATAGGCGGAGCCGTTGGAGGCCTTATCGGGGGAATTACTTCCCTCGTAGGCACCAACAATACCAACCAAAAAAACTGGGATATAGCTAATGCTGCCAATCAAACTAATATGGAAATGCAAAAAGACGCTCAAACTTATAATGCAGACCAGGCTAGGATAGATCGGGAGTTGCAAGCTGGACAAATTAGCTCGGCACAATCATTTAATGCCGACCAAGCTCAAAAGGGTCGTGATTATACGACTCAAATGAGTAATACTGCTTATCAAAGAGCCGTAGGCGACTTAAAGAGTGCTGGGCTAAACCCTATGCTTGCATATACACAAGGCGGAGCCACAACTCCTTCTGCTGCTACTGCAACTGGTTCTGCTGCATCTGGAGCTCATGCTTCAATATCTCCAAATAGAGCCGTTCAACCACCACAAATGCAAAATGCACTTGGCGCACTTGTATCAGGTGCCGGCCAAGCTATGACTATCATGAACCAAAAGGAACAAAACGAGCTATTAAAAGCTCAGGTGTTCCAAACTGACGCTCAATCAGACAACATTCGTGCTGATACTGCTAATAAACTTGATGACAATCCTTATATTCGGTCAAAGTATGGAAATATTCTTGCCGATACTGTTGTTAAACAAACAATGGCAAAGTTAAACTCTGCCGCAACACAACAAACATACCAGGACATCGGAATACGTGCTCCTGAAGCTGAAAAAGCAACAAATACATGGGGCAAATTTGTAGCCCCTTATCTTAAAGACGTAGGAAACTTAGGCTCAGCTATTCGAGCCTTTACTAAATGAGAAAAAAAATGAAAACACCTTTTTTGCGTACACCATACAACTATGACCGAGATGCTGCGTCAAATGAGTCGGGGTTGGCTTGTGAGGAGCCTTCCCTGACTCAGCAGCATTTCAAAGAAGAATGTGATATTAATTACATTCTTAAACAATTTAACATTACAGGTACTTTGCCTCAAAACCCATTATCGCCCCGCTATGGCGATTTCTCAGGCATTGGTGACTACCATACTGCCCTTAACCGCGT